CCAAAAGATTTCCCAATTCATATACGACTCCCGCTATGGCGCTGTTTCTATACGCCCTGCCTTGTGCGTCAGCGTCTCCTATTTGGCAGGTAGAGTAATTAACGAACAGTTCTGAATACATCGTGCCATCAGCAGAGTGTGGTCCAAACCTGTTCTTAACCGCAGCCACCTTAAAGATAGATTCACTGGGATTAAATCCCAGAGTGAGTATCATCGACGGCAACTGACTTATCTTTCCGTGGATAGCCCGGCGGGGTGGAGGTGCATCCGCCTTCCCAAACTCGCTTTGCTCCGAAGTATGGTGGAGCACAAGTACGCACGCCTCAGTGGTACGAGCAAGGTGGTGAAACTCAGTCATAATCGCACGCAGACCAGACCATTCATTCTCTTGCTCAGCAACGACGTTCGATAGGTTATCAATCACGATAAGTTCTGGAGGGTATCCATAGAGTTCGACGTAAGCCTTCACTTCTAATTCAATATCATCCAGCGTAGGCGATGGGTCAAAGACCCAACGGATGTGATTCATTTGCGACAACTGGTAGCGATAGAACTCAGGTGTTAACTCTAAATTCTGCTCTACCATTATCTGTGTGTGCTGTGTCTTGTGCGCTGCAGAGCGCAGAGCCACAGTCGTAGCGTCAGTATCAGCAGAGAAAAACAACGTAGGTACGTTGGCCTTCGCCGCATAGACCAGAGCAAACATAGATTTACCGGCGTTAGGTTGCGCTGCAACCATACAGACTTGTCCTCTTCGGAACTTCATCTGATTACCGGCGAGCGCTTTCCAGACGTCAGGTAAGGGAACGGCCTTAGCCTGAGTGCCTTGCCACGCTCTTTGTAAATCAATCAAGGTTATACTCCGGAAGTCTTAGTGGAATCTTTGCGTGCTTGCGTAGTTCTCTACGCTGCCGCTCAGTAGTACCTGCCCAAATACCAAATCCTTCGTGGTGTAATGCCCACTCTAGACATTCAGACCTATGAGCACATCCATTACAGATACTCCGGATGGTGCGTAAGGCATACTCCGAATACTGAAAAGCCTCGTATAGGTCAGGATAGAAAATCTCTGTGTCGAGACCCCTACACGCGGGGTCCTCGAACTGTGATGGCTCTCGCACTGTTATACGTTCTTAACACCGACAGCCTTACACTTTCTTCCAGTAAATTCTCTTGGTGCTGCACAAAGGTAGCCACCCTTGCGCGTGCCTGGATTGTCTCGGTCATCCCACTCACGCCAGTTCATATTTCCGTGAGCACATTGTGGTGCTACCCCGCTGACAGCAGGTGCTGCTGCTTTGATAGGTGTCACTGTCGCTGCTGCTTCTGTTGGAACAGGAACGCTTGGACGATTAACTTGTGCTACTCCACGTAGCATCTGTGATGTCTGTGCGACAATCGGGATGATGTTCTGCAGACCTTGCAGTTGTGCTGCTGCATCTGCCTCATCGATAGCGTATATGTTAATCATATCGCCATCCTTCTCCCACTTAAAGTTAATCTGAATCTTAGTAGATTCATTCGCTGCCATCTTCATTTCCTCCGTTTTCATTGAGTGATTTTACTTCTAACCGCATTGATTCTTTTCCTACTTTGTAAGGTATGAATCCTAAAAGATTTTCTACCTCTTCGGAATCCACTGTACGCCTACCAGCAACTGGTGTCCAGGTTATCTGTATACCTTTTTCTGTTACTCCAGTGTACCCCTCAAGGTGAGACTTTAATGATTCTTTTTCTTTTGTCAACACTTTAATTTCATTGTCAATTTGTAGATATTTCTCCGAGTGTTGGGCTACGGTCAACTCTTTAATCAAGACCGTAGGTGCGTTCTCTTTTTTTAGACCAACGCATCCAACCTCGCCGGTGGCATCGTAATACTTGCAGAAGTTACTGCAGTACGATACGGCATCTTTCTCGGGAGCCGGAGGCTCACCCATCTGTTTGATGTCTGCAAGCCACTGAAGGGCTTCTAAGGCCACCGACTCATCATATGGCTCCTTGTGCATAATCACATCTCGTTCGTCCCCATCGCGGCTGATAGCCACCAATGCGACGTGTTCTACTGGCATCTTCCGACCGTGCGTCATCAGGTACCCGTAAGTCTGAACCTGCCAGCGTTGCTGCTGGCTAGGGAAGTAGGACAGAGTTCTAGCCTTGACCGTCTTCCAATCCACAATAGTTTTGATGCTTGGAATGTAGCAGTCTACGTGGGCTTTCATCCCGTTGTAGGCAACCTCTGTCTCCAACATAAACTTCTCGCCGGTAGGGTCAGCCAGTGTCAGAGCCTGTTCTATCTCTGAGTGAATAGCAGTACCCATAATGGCGCTGAGTTTTAAGTCGTCGTGGTTCGTGACCGGCTGTGAATTGAGCCGGTAGTAGACTTTCCGGGCGCACGAACCCAGTTCCGATGGTCCTATCTCTGGCTGCAGAGAGCGGGCTTTGCCCGCGTCCTTGTTCCGGAGAGCGGTGATTAACTCCTCGATAATGTTCATTGTTCCTCCAGGTCCAAGGGTACATCCGGAGACTGACAGAGGCAACTGTGTGACACGCTACGGCGTGTCGCATCCGGTTCTGTGTATAATACGAGCGTAGCGAGTAAAGGGTAGCGGGGAGCCACTGGAGGTGGCTCACCTACAGGGGAGGGTATCCGTGGGTTTAAGCACACTTGCGAACATTTTGTGGAGACTATACGGTGAAGAATTACCTGACCCGCCGATGGTAATGGCAAACTTTGTCAGTAATTATTTACAGCAAGCAGGATATGAAATCGTAGAAATAAAAAAAGAGGGCGCCCCCATTACAGGGACGCCCTCAGTTGCCTCGCAGGAACCTACTTCTTCTTAGCAACCTTCTTACGTGTTTTGGCTGAAGAACCTAGACCGAACTCTTTTGCGCTCTTGTCTAGTGCCTTCATAGCAGGAGCCGCTACAGCGGCGATTGCCGCATAAGCCAACTTCTTAGGGTCGGTCTCTCCGGCTAGGTATAGCGCCATTGCTGCCGCTACTGCTGCTCGTAGGTACGAGTGCAGTACCTGGATTGCTTTATCTTTAGTCATTCTTTATCTCTTTCTTTGGTGCTTTCTTGACCTTGGCTTTGATACTGGCAACCTTCTTAGGCTTGCCCATCCAGGCAAACCAAGGGCTGGTATCGCTACCGCAGGTATCTTTAATGGAGATATGTAGGTGATGATAGTGACCGTTTGGTCCATCATACTTACGCTCTCCCTTGTCAGGCGACCAAATCTTTCCGCTAAAAATTAAATACTTTACTCGTCCATCTTCTTTTAACTTCTCGAAGATTTCGTGGCAGTCAATCCCACCTGTTGCATCGTGCGTTAAATCACAGGCAAATCCGGAGTTATGGTCTGAGTTGGGATTTTGCTTGATGTGTGCCTTAGATGGGAGCAGCCCATCCCATTCCTTCTTCCTCTTCGGCTTCAATGCTGTTGCCTGTCGTAGGATTGCAATGGCAGCCGGTTGAGCAACACGTGCTAGTGGAATCATTTACGCTCCAAGAGTATTCGATAGATTTCTTCAATTTGTCGTTCCAATCTCATAACGGAATCTTTGAGACTGCTACCCCCATTGGGACGAAGTTCTGATAAATAATGTTTTACTAACCATTTGATAGCCATAATGAATCCAGAAATAATAGTAATTCCGGACACGGCTAATCCAGCCCAATCAGCAGGGGACATTTATTCTCCTTATACGGTACGTGCGGTGATGAGTAGCAATCCGCCGTAACCCGTAAAGCGCTTATCGCTTGGTGCTACGTTGCGGAAATCCATTTCTTCAATGAGTGCAATGACAACCTCTCCGGTTCTGTAGTCTTCAATACGTACTGTGTCTCCAGCACTTTCGATTTGCTCCAGTTGTGAGAGCCTGTCATAGGCTCTTCCCTCGTAACCTATCTGATTGCCCATTGAATCGACTTCATTGTCATAGCAGGCTACGGGAAGTTGAATGAGTTTCTGACGTGGCACAGCAGGCAACGCCTTGATTTGGTACCCAGTAAATACTGGACCAAGAGAAGAATTACTTGAAGAACGATTGATGGTAAACTTAAACCCTACATATTGTTGTGGGCCAAGTGGGTATGGAACTCCATACTCTTGCGTTGGTGTGTTCTGTGCAGCACCACCGATTGCATATTCATTTCCATCAGCATCGATAGAGTTGACAGACATAGCACCGTTTGTGGTATCTACTCTAGGATTAACAAACTTGAATATCTTATCCTCAAGTGTGTTGTATCGAATGTATCCAGTTTGTAAATATCCTGTAGACATTAACGTGGTTGCATCTTGCATATAAACATAACCAGAGGTTCCAGAGAACGCAGTTGTATAGGCAATGCGGTCTGTCTGCCCAATAAAAGCACAAGCAGTTGTTTTCTTTTCTGTTGAGGAACCTGGATAGTACGCATCAAATGCGTAGGCAGGAACCAGTTGAGAAGTAAAACTGCCAAGGTCAAGGCGGATAACTCCAGCCTCACCTTCTACGCTTGTCGCTGCCCAGACGAATCGGTCACGTGCAGCGAAGTCATACGTTGCTTGGCTTGTCTGTACTATCAGAGGTCCATAGGTAATGGAACCATCGTCAGCAACTAGCGCTAGTCGGATACCGTAGTTTGTTCCAATAAGCATATAGCCAAGGTATTCATAAATTTTGTAGATAATCTCACCCGCTGGCATCTCTGCTGCCACTGTTCCATAAGTCAGTGTTGGCATTGTGCCATTGGTGTCAAGGGTAAACTTGGTAATCGTAGACTGGATACGGTTATATCCTGCTACATAGATAGCAGTTCCAGAGGCAGTGATGCTAGTGAAAGCAAATCCACTGTCTGGGTGAGCATAAAGTTCTGTAGGTAGTGACGATGCGTTGGTAGCAAATTCATATACCTTATTGTTGGCGCACATTACAATACGTTCTTTGATGAACTCCATTACTCCGTTGGTAACAGTAATACCTGGAGAGGTGAACATCACAGTTGCTGCTGTGGAACCAGGCTCGTTAAGAGCCTTCTTGTTTACTTCCAACTTTCCAGAAACAGTATCGTTTGTTAACCAGTATGCAGTAGTTCCATCGTCACAGATAGCAAACACTGGGTCATCAACACCAGCGTTATAGTCCACAAAGTGAAGCACGTTGCTGGTCACAGTTCCGACCGGGCTAACTGCAGTAGACGCTACGTTGGAAGCAGTCTTCGCATAAGTAAAGGTGGTAGTGGTAGGAACTCCAGTGATGGTGTATGTTCCATTGAATGTTGCATCTACTCCAGTGATAACTACCTGCATACCTGTGCATAATCCGTGTGCAGTAGAAGTGGTCAGTGTGGCTACGTTGGAGGTTAATGCTTTGTTGTTAATAGAACTGGTGATGGTTGGGTAGACTTTATCAATGTCATACCCATCGTGTAACAGACATCCATCATAAGTATTACCATTTTGAGTAAAGCGTATGGAACGAAGATATTGATAAGGACGTCCGTTGCTATGAAACTCTCCGGTTGTTTGATGTCCAGCAGAACTGAAACGAAGTAGTGTTGCTTGTCCTTTTGTCCAAACATCTAGACCTTTGGATTCGGTATACTGAAAACGTAATCCTTCATCTTGTGCAGGTTCAAAGTACTTGATGCCTTGACCCAGATGAAATGATGACTGGCTTCTAAACCACCAACCAGTGAGCGACTGCTCACCAGCCTCACGGGTCTGGTCATATTGGTCTTTGCGGTACTGAGCAGTAACTCGACGATAAGGAGAGTTATCAGAAGTCATCAAGAAGAATGGCATTGTGTTAATAGCGACGTCGTAGTTGAAGTCGCTTAAGGTATAACTGGATGCCGATACTGGGTTAGACAGAGCAAAGGCTATGTTCTTATATTCACCGGCTTCGGTGATGTCGTTGCCGTATGCCACGCTTCTCCTTCGATGGGTCTGTCGGGTCTACCCAGTCTTCCCAGGTAGGTAGGTCTTGTGTGGTGCAATTACCAGTGAGTAAACTCATTAGTCACGTACTGTTACAGTAAGGTCATTTGTTGAATCTGTTAATGTTGCAGTTGATGAGGTTAGTCCTCCTGCTGTATCGCTTAAGCCACCAGATGCGTCTGTTAATGTTCCAGAATTTACTGTGGTAGCAACAGTATTGTAAGTTATATTAGTACTTCCGACTGAATAGTTGCCCGTCTTTGAACCGTCTGTTGGCAATGCAGCAATCACAATAACTGTTTCTGTTATACCCAACAGCGATAAGAAATACATAGTATTTCCATTTATCTTTATAGATGTTGCCGCTAATCCTATTTGATTTGGTCCATTAAAATTAAAGTTTCTGGCCCATTGTTCAGTTCCAGAAGAGTTAAACTTTTGAATAAGTAATGGACTTCCCAAAACAATACCACCGGAAGTAACATAAGTAGAACTGTAAGAGATTACATAGATGTTATCAGATGAATCAACTGCCAAAGACTGAGTATAAGTAGGTATTGTTCCAGTTCCATAAGCATTGTATGTTGTCTTTGTCTGCCACTGTAAGGCACCAGATGAATTGTATTTAACAATAGAACCATACACAGTTCCGCCATTTGAATCTCTAAACCAAGAACTTACGTATACCGCTCCAGCACTGTCGCAAACTATTGATTCAGTGTAAACATCATATAGTGATGTTATCTCTCTCTGCCACTGCAGAGTACCTGAAGAATTTAATTTAAGAATAAGACCTTTACGCTGTGCTGTTGGTGTAGTTGACGTTACCGTAAAACCACAGACATAAACATTGTTGGATGAGTCTAATGCTATACCCAAAAATCCATCTGTATTATTTGTGTATAATCTTCTTTGCCAGGTTATAGCACCAGAAGAATCTAACTTAACTACAACTCCATCATAAGTATTGGTAGAGTTATTGTAAGTTTGTCCAGAAATATATAGATTTCCAGATGAGTCAATTACTGAGCCATATATAAGAACATATATGAAGGAATCTGAAAGACGTTTCTGCCATTGCAGAGTTCCTGATGAGTTGTACTTTATATATGTTCCATAAGTGTTTGAATTGCCATATCCAAGGATGTACACATTTCCTGATGTATCAACTGATACGGTGTAGGACAAATCATTTACGCCAGAAGTATCTAACTTTCGTTGCCATACAATAGCACCTGCTGAGTTATACTTAACAAGATTTTGTGAGTAATCTGTTCCACTTGGGTAGGCATTGCTATACCCGGCGTAGTACGTATTGCCAGAGGAGTCTGTTGCAAGAGAGTGTGCCCCGGCAGAAATATTTTGAGCACTCTTACTGGTCTTGTTAATCCAGTACCCATTACCTATTGCGGTATATCCGGATGAAGTAAGCCCAAGCGCTCTTGCGCTTGCCCCACTAAACGATGACGTGATAGGCATTAGTATCCTTTAGACGAATTTGGTCTGGCTTGCAAATACTGTGTAAGTTGGTGTTGCCGCTGTCTTGACAATGTTGAATGTATATACATCAATAGAGTTAGCATTACCACCAGTGGGGGCAAGTCCACCTTGCCACTTAGGAGTGACGGCTGAACCGTCAATCTGGAACGCTGTCTGGTAATAGGCAGTTGCTCCTTGAGTTACCTTAAAGGTAACAGTAATGGAGTCACCAACTGCTAAGATAGAAGACAAAGTAGTACTGCTATTGCCTCGCACGTTGAGTGTCCAGTTTGCTGAAGCGCTTGATGTGTAATACACATCTGACTGTGAGGCAGCATCGAAGTTAACAGTTCCCGTTGCTGCGGTAGCAGAGACTGATGTTATCTCCTCTGGAGATTTCAAACGTGGAGTATTGATTGTTGGCGATGTTAAAGTCTTGTTGGTAAGGGTCTGGGTTCCAGTTAAGGTAGCCAAAGATGATGGGAAAGTATTGGTTGCGCTAGATAAATCTTTGTTCGTCACCGTTGCTGTGTTACTTGGAGTCAGGGCAACAATGACTGTATCTTCAAAGTGCTGTGCATCGTTACCAGTAAAGACGTGCTGAACAGTGGCACCAGCATTGTGTGCCACACCAGCAGTTCCCGCTTGAGCACGGGTGATAGTCAACGTGTCGCTGGCTACAGCAGTAATGTAAACAATCTCTTCTGATGCTGTTTCTGGGTCAATAGCCACAGCAAAAGTATCACCTGCAGTGAGTACCACGCCACCCATTAAGGTTGTACCGGTACCAGTTGCCACTACCATAGAGGTCTGACTTGCATTGATGCTTGAAGCAAGCGTAGTCTCAACGCTGATTGTAGAGTATTTGCGTGCCATTGTTTACCTTACTTTGTGAAGTGGAGACGGATTGGGAACTTGTCTTGTAACTTCAACGCCTCTTCTTGCAGACGTTGTTGATAAAGGGCAAGAATGTATCGGGAAGAACTTGCACCCGCGGTCGATGGAATCTTGGTATCGTTGAGGTCTGCTTCAGCAGAGGTCAAGTTGATACGACCTGCATCAAGGTAGGAAAGTAACTTGTAAGAAGCACCAAGAATAATGACGTCACGACAGGTGGCAGGTAATCCAGTAACTCCCGCAAAGTCATCGGTAGATGACGTAAGGTTTGCTGGCTCTGCGGTATACCAAACCTTGACAGTACGTCCAGGTTGAATATTCTCATAAAGGTTAACAGTCTTCTGTGTATTAAATGTTGCTGCGTTAGCCAGTGAATCCCAACGCCAGCGGTTAATAGGCAACCATTCACGACTAGAACCTGTGGTCTGCCAGGACATATAGAGAATGTTGGTGGCGTCATCTGGAATAGGGTAAGTAGTCTGTGCTGCGTTAAAAGTAAAGGTTGTGCTGTAGACAGCAAAGAGGTCTGGGTACACGCTATTGATGGTGTCGTTGATTGCTTGCTTAATCATCGTGCGTGGAAATGTCGGACTTAGTAGGACTTGTGCATATTGTGCGTGTGGTGCAGGACTGGTGTTCTGATAGCCACGACCAAAACCAGGAGCCGCATTAAGCGTGCTGTTCGACTTGTTGAAGTTGTCAATCCAGATAAGTTCATCATCAATCTCGATAATACCCTTGGCAAGGTTGGCGCTGTTTCCTACTTGAATAGCAGTCTGCGTGGTGTTGATGGCAGAGTTCAGGTAGGTAATGCGGTCTTGACGTAGTGTGTACCCCGATAGCGAGGACCGCACTTCATCGATGAGGTCAGAGAGCGTTGCCATTAGTTACCTTTCGTACCAGCCGTTTTTCCATAGGGTTTGTAGTCTTGTAAAATACTTGTCATACTTCTGTGCTATCACATCCAGTGAGTAACGTTCCATTGCGGTCTGTCTAATGACCTTTGGGTCTAGCGTCTTGACATCTTCTAGCGCTTGACAGAACTCATCAAACATCCGACATCGGTATCCAGTAACACCGTGAATGTTGGTCTCTACGAAAGCGCCCCAGTCTGTAGTGATAGTCGGGGTGCCGCTGAAGTGTGCCTCTGGCACAATGTTCCCAAAAGGTTCTAGGTAAATCGTAGGAGCCAGCAGTGCAGTAGCACCTGCCATTAACTCTGCTCGTCGCTCTGGGCCTACTACACCCACATACTCGCCATACTTGGGTGGCTCTCCGGGTCCTGCCAGAATGAGTTTCTTGCCCATCTCTTCACATACCTGAGAGGCTATGTGAATACCTTTGCGGTCTATCATACGTCCGATATAGAGGTAATAGTCCTCTTTGTCTTCTTTGTAGATAAACTGCTCTGGCTCAAAATAGCCAGGGATTACCTCGTCATAGAACTTACCATCTACTGCAGTAGGGTCAGTAAACCCTGCATAGTTGGCGTGCATCCAGTTGTAGGATTCCCAGACCCGATACTTCGCAAAGGTTGCTCCGTATCCAATACCGAACTCTACTGATACTTGATTCGGGAAAGCGTCTGCAATAGGTTTGTGAGCGGTCCCACCGATGAAGCAGAGGAAGTCTTGCGGCTGGACCCTAGCCTGGATGCCAGCGATAGCATTAGCAATAAAGAGTTTCCAGTGGGGTAAATTGGTGTTGAAGGAGGCTGTGGTGTAGTGCTTGTCTCCAACCGCCTGCTTCCTCTCTTGCTCAGTAATACATACAATATGTCCAGTAACTGAAGCCTCATTAAACTCTCCGGCGTACAGATAGACTTCGTGACCAAGGTTGGTCATCATTATGCAAAAGCGCCTTACCTTTTCGGTGAAGGCGCAAGATGTGTATTCAAGGGTTGTCTGGGTGTGGGGTAGCCCCACTACGTGGAATCTCATTCCACTATAGTACTACGCCCAATAACCAATTAAGCAGTAGCCTGAACCACCATTGCCACCAGCAGATGTTGAACCTGAGTGAACTGACCCAGAACCTCCATTACCACTATTTGCTGCTGCTGCTAGTCCGGCAAATCCAGTCAAATTTCCGGTTCCACCCATACCGCCAGCGCCAAAGCCATAAAGACCAGGGCCTCCAAGAACTCCAAAATCTTGATTGGAATAAGTTGATGATGCTGCTCCACCACCAGCGCCACCTCCACCACTGGCAGATTGACCACCACCACCAGGAGCGCTTCCTCCAGCAGAACCACCTGCTACTAATGATGGCCAACCATAAGAAGATATACCAGCATAATTACCGCCACCTTGAGCGTTTGTTCCTGCACTTCCCGAATTGCCTGATGCTTGCCCTGCTCCTTTTCCACCACCACCACATACAAGAAGTGCGCCAAAAGAACTACTTGTTCCATTAGTGGCATTAGTGTTATTTCCAGCAGTGGCGCCCGAACCTCCGCCACCAATAGTAATGGTGTAAGAAGAACCTGCAGTAACAGTAAGAAATTTTTTAACTACTTGCCCACCTCCACCACCGCCGCCGGAAGAAGTTATGTCACTATTTGACCCGCCGCCACCACCTCCAGCAACAAGAAGTACCTCTACTACAGTGACGCCTGAAGGCACGGTGAAAGTACCGGTGGAGGTAAACTCAGCAAATTTCTGTGCCAATGTAGTACTCCCGTTCGCGTTGGTTCTGGCTTTAGTCATTTATTACCCTTCTAGTGCAGGGGTTTCGTTTACTACTTCTCCGTCAATTACATTATCTAATACAGGTTCTGGGGATACGAAGACATCGTTAGCCTCGTCGTAGGTATCACCAATACCAGCAAACTTTCCTCGGATGTTGGCGTTGTAGGATGTTTGAATCCAACGTCCACCTAATCCACAGTCCACTGCAAGGAACTCAGCGCCACGGTCTTCGTGTGCGTTGTCCACTACAAGGACTCGTAGTACTTTATTGTTCTCATCTATCTGAGCGAAGTGAGCCATTTACATTTTCCTTTTCTCTTATGACCAATATGTTACGCGGCAGTAGCCAGAACCGCCTGCTCCACCATTCCAAGTATTGACATTATTAGTTTCTGCAGTTCCGCCACCGCCACCGCCTGTGTTTGCTGTCGCACTTCCACCAGTGGCTTGATAATTTCCATTTCCTCCACCAGAAGCACCAACTGATGTTGCGAAGGTTCCAGTTGCTCCACCGCCACCCCCACCGCCAAAACCGTCAATTCCTCCGCCTCCTCCAGAATTTTGAGTAACGTATTGCATTGACCTTCCTCCAGGGAACCCTTGAGTTCCGTTACCGCCAAGTGCGTCACTACCAGTAGTAGATGCACCTCCAACAATAATTCCGGGCATACCACCAGCACCACCACCAGAGCCACCACAAATTGCTCTTGTGTCAGAAGCATTACTAGAACCCCCACCACCATTACCACCAGTACCACCGCTAGTATTTGTGCCACCTGATGTTCCAGTTCCAGCCCCATACCCACCACCTTTTGCAGTAAGTAAAGAACCAAAAGTAGAATCAGAACCAACGGTTCCATTTGTTCCAGAAGTATTTCCAGCAGCACCTCCACCGCCAATAGTTACGGTGTAAGAAGAACCTGCAGTAACAGTAAGAGTGCGGCGCAAAACAGCACCACCACCACCGCCGCCTGATGCGGCGCGAGTGTTTAATGGCCCATAAACACCACCCCCACCACCGCCACAAGCAACTAAAAATACTTCAACCGCAGAACAGTTAGATGGTACGGTAAATGTTCCAGTAGAAGTGAACTCTTGAACTTTTTGAGTTACGCCGCCTCCGGCGGCAACAAGATTAGATACAGCCATTAGGACAACTCACTTCCGTATGCAGAAAAAGACATCGTGGCAGATGAAGCATAAACAGTAATGACATCAGTTGCGTTAAGAGTAACGCCGATAGTGATAAAAGTAGTGTTGTTTGCAGTGATGGCAGAATCATAAGCAATGTACTGTGATGCCGTAAGCGCTGCTCCAGCAGGGCGAATGGCGATACGATAAGTACCAGCAGATGCTGCTTGGTTACAGACCGCAATCGTAGAGACGACAGTTTGCGTAGCAGCAGGAACTGTGTATAAAGTAGTTGCTGTAGTGGCTGAAGGGTTAGATTGCCCTAGCACCTTATAGTTCATTGCCATTTACATTCCACCTAACATTAGAGCGAAGGCTCTGGTCTGATTGATTAGCGTATCTGTTTCTGCTATTGTGTAGTTATTGGCAGCGTTAAAGGTGCCAATAACAAGGATTTCTACTACATCTCCGGAAGCCAAGGCAGCAAGTCCGGTGATAGATGTTCCAGTAGTTGCGGTGTAATCTGCTCCTCCGCCAACAAGGAGAACACCGTTAAGGTATACCTGTTCTTTACCTGGAGTATAGGAAAGGGTGTTGCCGTTGTAGTCTGCTCCGGAAATACTGGTTGCACCAGCGCTTGGGTAGTACAAGTACGTTGTTAAGGTTGCAGTACCGGCAGGACCAGTAGGCCCAGTAGGACCGACAGGTCCTTGCTTGCCCACAATGGCCAACTCCCAGGCTGTGCCATTCCAGTATTTAATCGTTGCCAAGAGTGTCTCCTGAAAGTAAATGGCTTTGTTTAATTACCTCTACATCCAACAAATAATTAGCATATTCCTCGTCGGTCATTTCTCTAAAAACTTGTTCTTGTTTTTCACAATCAAAAACACCTATCATAGGCTTGCTCATTATTTTGCTCCAAACACATAAATACCTGCTGTTGAAGTATTGAAAGTATTCAAATTGTTGGTGTAACCATTATAGTCACCAAAATCTAAAGAAGTTATTGCTGAAGATAAATGAAAGATTCCTCTGGTTTCATCTTTTGCTCTATTAGAACCACCAGCAGTAGAACTATAATATGATTCAAGCCTAAAAGGTTTTTTATCTGTTGTTGAATAGTTATCTATTATCATTTCAAAACCTATATAATTGCCAGCAGATACAGTATATCCAGTATTCATAAGTTGATAACCACTACTAAAATTAGA